CCCCTGCGTATGTATCCGATAAACACTTGCGGGGAGCCTCGTTCTCTCAGGATTTATTTTATTTTGGCGACCCTTGTGTGCCAAAAAGTCCGAACATTAGAACATTGCTGAAAAATCAATGACTTGCAACGGAACAATTACCTAGAACATTATGTACGATTCGAACAATACAAAATTTCGCTCCCGCGTTGGTATGACCGTTCCTAGGGGCAATAAGTTAATTTGCATATGATCCTAGTGAGAGTATAGTTATAAGTGGACTATCTGACATGGGGTCAGCGTGTCCTAACTAACCAATGAGGAAATTATGCAAAACGAAAAAACAGTTGTAGCACAAGCACTAACCCCGACAAGGTCAATTGATGCCGGTAGGTTATTTGCTCAGTCAGAGGTCAATGCGTCAGAGTCTTTTCAATTGTTCGCAGAGGCTGTAGGAACCGAGCCGACCTATCAGGTATGGGAAGCCGAGCGACTATCGTGGATAAACGGATACACAGAGGTTAAACCAAAGGCAAAGGGTGACGCCGCGTATAAAGCATTCGGGAGATTTAAGACCCGTTTGGTAGATACCTATGGAATCCCAATTCCGAAGGCAACCAGTAAAGCCGCGACTAAGAAAGCCGAGGAACGCGCATCTAAACTAGCCGACATGCTCAAACACTACGAGGACACGAGCACCGACCAATTGCACCAACTAATCAGTCAGGCATACGAGCGTCAGGCTAAAAACCCTTTGGGGAGTGACGCGATCCTGAAAGTACTAAAAACGGTTTTGAAGGCTCGTACCAAAGACACCGAAGCCGAATCCAAAGCCGAGTTAAAGGCAAAGCGTGACGAGGTCATTAAAGCGGTCAGGGAATGCTCCGACATCACGAGGCTAGACCTAGTGGTTGAGATGCTCAGTCAGGACAACGAAGTTAGTTTTGTGACCCAGTAACAAAGCCGACCCCGAAGCAATTCGGGGTTTTTGTGCTCCCGCGTTGGTATGACCGTTCCCATCCCCTTGGTGGGGTGTAGCTGGGGGACATTGTCAGATTGTCCTAGCATCATAGGGAAATGGTATAATGACATCAGACAGTCAGACAAAGGGTCAGACTGTCCCCGGCCATCCCGGCCATAACCTAGAGGAGCAGTACAGATGAACGCACCACAGAAGAACACAGTCGCAACCGCGATTGACGCGCTGTCCCCTGAGCAGCACGCAGCAGCCAAGAACGCTGGCGCAGCATGGGCACGCAAAGACAGCCTAGCTGTCGAGACCTTGACCAACTATGCCCGGATGTTGGGGGAGAAGGTTACCCGGCTGCAATTCGAGACGGCGCAGCTTGATTGGAAAGAAGGCTGGATGGGCGCGAACCCCGGCAAGACCAGCGCAGCCGTTGATAAAGCTTGGTCACGATTCAAGGGGGATCTCGAGGACATGTTCGAGATCGAGATCATCAAACCCGAATCCGAGAATCCATTGTCCCAGCAGCGAGCAGCAGAACGGGCGCAGAAAAAGGCAGACCTCTTGGCAGCGTACCAAGACAAAAGCCCTGACCAAGTACGCCAAGGAATCGAGAAAGGCTATTCAGCCCTCGCCAAGAACCCAACCAACAAAGATTTGAAGAGGGCTGTAAAGGAGCTTGAGACAGTACTCAAGGAGAAGACCAGCGAGGAGACCAAGGAACGGATGGAGACCTTGAAGGCATTACGCAGCCAAATAAGAGAGGCAGCCAGCAAGTGTACAGACGAGGCAGCACTCGAGGCAGCCCTCGATGTTCTAACGGGCGCAGCAGACTACATCATCGAGGAGATCGACCAAGACTAATCGAGCAGCACCCAGCAGCAGCCCCGGCCACGCGCCGGGGTTTTTTATTGTCCGGCCACCCAGCAGCGCATCAGGCGCCCAGCGACCCCACCCATCCCCGACCCCCCAAATACACGCAGATGTTACTAGTCCGCCACATACACATTATTCTGCACTGTCAATATCACATAAATAGAATGCCCCCACCCCTAGGCAAATTTTACCGCTAGGGGGATTAAGTCCTCTAGTTAAACACCCCCCTTGTCTTTTTGATTTCCAAGCCCCCGGGGGGTATATAATTTTTTCGTGGGGGCGCCCTTTTTTGACGATGGGGGTTATCCAAGTCCCCCACACCCCTTGCATTTTTTAAAATCGGTGCTATACTCGGCGCCAATGAAACGCACCCCCTATACTTTTTTGGAGCCTCGTTTCCTCCATGACACTATCTATTACGCCAGATAGCGCCCACCCTTTGCCTGATTCCTATGATGATCAGGTAGCGTCTTCGTTTTCGGAGAACGCTAGAGTTGCCGCTTCAACCGCTGCGCTGCTCTCTGAGCTTGGTATGCCGTTTGAGATGACGGAAGACGACGAGAAGAAGGCGCAAGCATTGTTCCGATCTGTCGATACAACCAAGAAAACTCAGAACAATCCACCACAGCTATACGAAAGCCCAGTTGCAGTAAGGCTCTCGGCGCTGCTAAGTGAGTACGACAAGGCCATTGTGGCGGATGCCGCCCAAGCCAGAACCTACATACTGAATAAGCTACTGGATATCTCTGCTTGCGGAGACACCAAACACGAACTGCGGGCCTTAGAGCTTATTGGGAAGATGTCGGACATTGGTGCGTTTACTGAAAAGTCGGAAATAACCATTACCCACAAGACATCTGACGATCTACGCAAAGCGATTGAGGCCAAGCTAAAGCGCCTGCTGCTAGCCAATACACAGGACGTTGAGGACGCAAAGTCAAGTACTGAGGAAGAACTAGGTTTGATTGAAGTTGAGGCGCACGAGGTAGACGGGGGCGACGGTGCAGATAAGCCCGAATGAAGTCAAATCCCTCCTAAACAACCTCGGCTCTATACCCGAGGCGGATCTGCGACGCCTTTTGGAGGATCTAGACAAACTAGAGGTCGTAAAAGACCGCGAGGATGCCGCCACTAACTTTATGCATTTTGTGAAAAAGGTCTGGCCCCACTTTATTGAGGGGGCGCACCACAAGCGGATGGCTCGTGCCTTTGAGCGGGTAGCAAGGGGGGAACTAAAGCGGCTGATTATCAATATGCCACCCCGGCACACTAAGTCAGAATTTGCGTCTTACCTGTTACCAGCTTGGTTTTTGGGCAACTATCCGGGTAAGAAGGTAATCCAGACCAGCCATACGGCAGAACTAGCCGTTGGATTTGGTAGAAAGGTACGAAATCTTGTCGATCAAGACGTCTATACAACGGTATTTCCGGGAGTTGGGCTACAAGCGGACTCTAAAGCTGCTGGGCGGTGGGCGACTAACGCTGGTGGAGACTATTTCGCTATCGGTGTGGGGGGCGCTGTTACTGGTAAAGGCGCGGATTTGCTCATTATTGACGACCCTCACTCGGAACAAGAAGCCGCCCTCGCAGAAGTAAACCCAGATATCTACGACAAGACCTACGAGTGGTACACATCAGGCCCTCGGCAGCGTCTACAGCCGGGTGGAAGCATCGTTATAGTGATGACGAGGTGGTCAAAACGCGATTTGACGGGCCAAGTTATTAAAAGCGCAGCCCAAAGGGGTGGGGAAGAGTGGGAAGTCATCGAATTTCCGGCTCTTTTGCCGTCTGGCAAGCCTTTATGGCCTGAATTTTGGTCTTTAAAGGAATTAGCGGCCCTAAAAGAAGAACTTCCTAACAGTAAATGGCAGGCGCAGTACCAGCAGAACCCCGTTTCCGAGAGTTCAGCCATAGTTAAGCGGGAATGGTGGCAGGTTTGGGAGAAAGATGACCCACCAAGCTGCGAATTTACTCTGATGGCATGGGATACGGCCTTTGAGAAGAGCCAGCGCTCCGACTACAGCGCCCTGACGACTTGGGGGGTGTTCTATCAGCCCGATGACACGGGGCTAATGCAGGCAAACATCATACTTTTGAACGCTTTTAGGGATCGGATGGAGTTCCCAAGGCTCAAACAAGAAGCTATTGATCAATATAAAGAGTGGGATCCAGACAGCGTGATCATAGAGAAAAAAGCTTCTGGGTCGCCCTTAATTTACGAGATGCGGGCTATGGGGATACCTGTGCAGGAGTTCACGCCGAGCAGGGGTAACGACAAGATTAGCCGTTTGAACGCTGTGTCAGACCTATTTGCTAGTGGTAGAGTGTGGGCACCGAACACCCAGTGGGCGGAAGAAGTAATTGATGAGGTTGCATCTTTTCCCGCTGGCGAGCATGATGACTACGTTGACTCTGTATCCCTCGCGTTGATGAGATTCCGCAAGGGCGGGTACATTCGTACTAATTTAGATGAGCCTGAAGAAACTCCGCAGTTTAAAAGGCACTTCGAAGGCTATTACTAAGGACAGAATATGGCAATTGATAAAGCATTAGGACAAGCCCCGCTAGGGTTAGATCTTGAGCAGATGATGGATGAGCCTGCTATTGAGATAGAGATCGAAGACCCCGAAGCCGTGCGTATTGGCATTGATGGGCAACCCATATTAGAGATTGAAGAAGCAGAGGCGGAAGATGACTTCAACGCCAACCTCGCTGAGGATATGGAAGACGATGAGTTGACCGAATTATGCGGTGACTTACTTGGTGAGTTTGAAGAAGACATCTCCAGCCGCAAAGACTGGATGCAGACATACGTAGATGGCCTAGAGTTGCTGGGTATGAAGATTGAAGACCGGACAGAGCCTTGGCCCGGTGCTTGTGGCGTCTACCACCCACTATTAAGTGAAGCCTTAGTTAAGTTTCAAGCCGAGACAATCATGGAGACCTTCCCGTCGGGAGGCCCAGTTAAGACTCAGATCATCGGCAAAGAGACACCAGAGAAAAAAGAAGCAGCTATTCGTGTCAAAGATGACATGAACTATCAGTTAACCGAAGTCATGGTTGAGTACCGGCCTGAGCATGAGCGCATGCTGTGGGGCTTGGGTCTGGCTGGTAATGCGTTCAAGAAGGTCTACTACGACCCATCGCTTGAGCGTCAGGTGTCGCTATTTGTGCCCGCCGAGGACGTTGTCGTGCCGTATGGAGCGTCAAACATCCAGACTTCTGAGCGTGTCACGCATGTGATGCGTAAGACAGAGAACGAACTGCGCAGGTTACAGGTAGCAGGCTTTTATCGTGACGTAGAACTTGGTGATCCAGTTGATTCATTCGACGAGGTGGAAAAGAAGATCGCTGAGAAGATGGGCTTTCGTGCCTCATCCGATGATCGGTACAAGATCCTTGAGATGCATGTTGACATGGATCTTCCCGGCTACGAGGACAAAGACGAGGATGGGGAGCCGACGGGCATTGCGCTGCCTTACGTCGTTACTATCGAAAAAGGCACACAGACAGTCCTAGCAATCCGCCGAAACTGGAACCCAGACGATGATCTTAAACAAAAAAGAAATCACTTTGTCCATTATTCATACATCCCGGGATTTGGCTTCTACGCTTTTGGTCTTATCCATCTCATTGGTGCTTTTGCCAAGTCTGGTACTTCTCTTATTCGCCAACTTGTTGACGCTGGTACTCTCTCGAATCTCCCCGGAGGATTCAAAACTAAAGGTCTTCGGGTTAAGGGAGATGATACGCCAATCGCTCCGGCGGAATTCCGTGATGTAGACGTAGCCTCCGGCACTATTAAAGACAACATCATGACGCTCCCATATAAGGAGCCGAGTCAGGTGTTGTATACCCTATTGGGCACCATCGTTGAAGAAGGTCGTAGATTTGCTAGTGCAGCAGATCTGAAGGTATCCGACATGAGTGCTCAATCTCCTGTTGGCACGACGCTGGCTATATTAGAGAGAACTCTCAAGGTGATGTCTGCCGTTCAGGCACGCATTCACTACAGCATGAAGCAAGAGTTTAAGCTTCTAAAAACCATCATCCGTGACTACACCCCTGAAGAGTATTCATACGAGCCAGTAGAAGGCCCACCACGGGCTAAGCAGTCAGACTACGACGACGTAGATGTAATACCGGTTAGTGACCCCAACGCGGCAACCATGTCGCAGAAGGTTGTCCAGTATCAGGCAGTCATGCAGTTGGCTCAGCAGGCTCCTCAGTTATATGACCTGCCATATCTACACCGGCAGATGCTTGAGGTGTTAGGCATTAGGAACGCCGCTAAATTAGTCCCGATGCAAGATGACCAGAAACCTCGGGATCCAGTTTCAGAAAATATGGATGTGCTCAAAGGTAAGCCACTCAAGGCTTTCTCTTATCAAGATCACCAAGCCCATATTACAACCCACCAGACATTTATGCAGGATCCAATGACTGCACAGATGATTGGTCAAAATCCAATGGCGCAACAGATGATGGGGGCACTACAAGCTCACATTGCCGAGCACTTTGGGTACATGTATCGCAATCAAATTGAGCAACAGGTTGGAGCGCCAATACCGACGTTTGAGGATGAGGATAAGCCGATTCCAGAGGACATTGAGTTTGCATTATCTCGTCTGGTAGCCCAAGCCTCTCAGCAGTTGCTCCAACAGAACCAAGCCGCCGCTGCACAACAGCAGGCACAGCAACAAGCGCAAGACCCCATCATCCAGATGCAGATGCAAGAGCTTCAACTCAAAGGGCAGGATCTAGAGCGCAAAGCACTTAAAGATCAGACAGATGCCAAACTCAAAGCGCAGCAGCAAGAGATTGAGCGGCGGCGGATTGAGTCACAGGAGAAGATTGCTCAAGCCAATACTATGGTAAAGGCCGCTGCTGAGGATGAGAAATTAAATGCTAAGAAGTCTGATGCCCTAATCAAAGCTGTGGCGGAGGACGAGAGAATTAAGCTGGAGAGGGACAAAGAACTTCTTCGGCTTCGTAGTAGACCACAACCTTCCAAAAAAGGAGAGTAAATGAGCAATGACATTCTCAAGTATCTTTCAGACAAGATACGCGAGGAAATGAAAGTAATCGAGCAGGATGCTGTTTTAGGTAAAGCCAAAGATTTTGGGGCATATCAATATGCCTGCGGTATTTATCGCGGACTTCTGATCGCAAACAATATTCTTATTGAAACAAAAGAAAGGATGGAAAAAGACGATGACTGAACTCGCCATCGCTACAGAAGAAGGTGAAGTAAGTACTCTGCCAGACACGGACGAACGCAAAGCCAAGCAGTTACCGGATCCCTCGGGATACCGCATTTTGTGTGGAATTCCTAACATCGAAGAGCAGTACGAAAGCGGAATTATCAAATCTGACCTAACTCTCCAGCACGAAGAACTGCTAACCACAGTCCTTTTTGTCGTAAAGATGGGGCCGGACTGCTATAAGGACGCCGCAAGGTTCCCAAGTGGGGCTTGGTGTAAGGAAGGGGACTTTATTCTCGTGCGCCCACACGCAGGTACACGGCTAAAGATTCATGGTCGTGAATTCCGCATCATCAACGATGATTCTGTCGAGGGAGTAGTTGAAGACCCCCGTGGAATCAGCCGCAAATAGGAGTAAAACATGCCGTTACCAAAAGAAGCAGAAGGAAAGCCCGAATTTGAGTTTGAAATAGAGGGCGAAGATCAGGGTAAACCCGTAGAAAATGAAGTAGCAGCTAAGGGAAAACCCGAAGTTGATATAGAAATTGAGGACGACACGCCGGAGGAAGACCGAGGCAGGACGCCGCTTCCGCAGGAGATAGTCCAAGAATTAGAGGCAGACGAGTTAGAAGAGTATTCCGATAAGGTAAAAACTCGCCTGAAGCAGATGAAAAAGGTCTGGCACGATGAGCGCCGGGTCAAAGATGAGGCCGTAAGGGAGCGGGAAGAGGCTTTAGCCTTTGCTAGAAACGCTCTTGAAGAGAATAAACGCCTGAAATCTAGGTTGACTGAGGGGGAGAAATCCTTCATAGACACGGCAAAAAGCGCTGCCGAACTAGAGATGGAGATGGCTAAACGAGCCTATAAAGAGGCTTATGAGTCTGGAGATTCTGACAAAGTGGTGGACGCGCAGGAGCAGTTAGCCGCTGTCAACTATAAACTCCAGCAAATAAAAAATTACAAACCCTCTTTACAAAACAAAGAAATTGCTGTAAATAGTCCCCAAGAGCAAGTCCCTAGGCCGGATCCAAAAGCGAGTTCGTGGCAAGAGCGAAATCCTTGGTTCGGTAAAGACAGGCTAATGACTAGTTTGGCATTAGGGTTGCATGAGGACTTGGTTGCCCAAAATGGTCAGGCGTATGCAACGACTGACGAGTATTACCAGCGTATTGACAAAACAATACGTGACAAATTTCCCGAGAATTTCGGGGACGAGATTAAAACGACTAACGGGGGCGGCAAGCCCGTTACGCGCACCGATAGACCTGCCACAGTAGTTGCTCCGGCATCGCGTAGCACATCCTCCAAAAAGATAGTGCTTAAGCAGTCGCAGTTAATGATTGCTAAGAAGTTAGGTTTAACCCCCGAGCAATATGCCCGGGAATTTGCGAAGACACAGGAGAACTAAAATGGCAGAAAACAGACTTGCACGCGAACTTGAAA